AATTTTACAAGGGTAGATATGGCTATTTCATGGAGAAGAGGATAAGCGATGAAGATTTTTCCGTATCATCAATTGAGAATGACGAAGAATTGCCTTTCTAAAAAAAAAGTTTTATTTTTCCTTTGCGGAGTAATAAAAGTTTATTATCTTTGCCTTATGACAATAGGAGAAAAAATAAATAAGGAAAGAAAATCAAAAGGATGGTCTATGTCGAAGTTGGCACGGATGTCGGAATTGCCGGGAGGTAAGCAGCATATTTACAAACTTGAAAAAGGGGAAGTTCTCCCATCAATTCTGACAATCTATAAATTATCATCAGCATTAGATATTCATCCATCTGAACTTTTAAAATTATGAAAACTATGAATACGAACAGAATCAAAGCATTATTGCTATCGGCTATTATGGCGTTCCCGGGAATGGCAAAACATTTATGCGCCTCAACATCGACAGCGTATCAAAATTATTAACTTTAAAAGAATTGTTGAAATGAACAAACTAAAATTAGAAGACGCCACCACCCCAGTTCAGTCCATCCTCCAAGAAGCTGAAAACCTCATCAACGGCGACCGGGCGAAAGCATACGGCGATGCAAAAGAAAACTTTGAAAATATCGCAAAAGGATGGTCGGTACTATTTGGAAAAGAAGTAACCGCCCGGCAGGTTGGGCTTGCCATGGCATGGCTAAAAATATGCAGGGAGAATAATAATCACAAACGCGATAACCTTGTTGATCTAGCAGGTTATGCGGCTTTAATTGAGAGGTTATGAATCATGGCAGTTTGTTCAGCGGAATTGGGGGCTTTGAAGTGGCGGCAGAATGTATGGGATGGGAAAACATGTTCCATTGCGAAATTAACCCATTCGGACGCAACCCCTGCCATGCGCTAAATGCAAAGCAAAAGAAGGTTACCAGTATTTCGATTTATACCGAATGGGCTGTTGGAGTTTTCATCAGTCAGATGGGACGTATTGGGGCGGGGAGTATACCGATGGTACGGACTAGTGTATGGGTAGTTTATTTACGGATTTAAAAACGAAATAAAATGAGTAAAAATTTAGAGGTGCTAAAAGCTGATGTTAAGAAACTGATGCTAAAAGATTGGACTGAAACAGAAGTAACCAAACTTGATGAGTTTATGGAAGATGTGATTATAGCAACAATGCTAGTAAATAAATTACCTATACACATTGTTGTAGGGCAAAGCGAACAGTTGCCTTGCCAGCACTGTGGTCAATTAGAGCCTTGTGCAGGTAATTCACCTGAAACTTGCTACCATCCGAAAGTCTGTTAGCAAGGCAATTGCCTACAACGTTCCAAAGGCTTTGTGCAGGTGGGGCATTAAAGCACGAAATTTTCAACCCACCAATCAACTTTAATAGAATTACAAATGATTGATTTTAAACTGAACCCCCACTTGCACAAAACCGATGTTAGCACCAGTGTTTTGTATCACGGCAGTCCAATTAGGATTAACGACAACAATATGGCTTCTGGTACTTTCTTTACGATTGATAAAAACATTGCAAGAGAATATGGTAGGTTTATTTATTCGATAGAATTAGATGAAAAAATAGCAAGCATATTTCATCCTGATAGTTTGCGAGAACATTTAGTAAGTTGTCGTTTAATCCCGATGTATATGTTCAATGTCGAGGAGTGTCCTTAACATTGGTGCTAACGTTCCGAGTATTGGCTTGCAGTAGCCACAACTTAGGACAAACTTTAAAATAATAAACAAAACTTAATTATTAACCAAGACTTCGTATAACAACCTTAACTGGCTATTGCGCCAATACTATGTTATACGAGGTTATTATAAAATGTGTACTATGATTAATATTATACCAGAAAACGACTTAAAAGAGCATATAGAGAGTTCAATATGTGAGTGTAATCCTAGAGTAGAGTTTGAAAATGGAGAGTTGATAATTATACATAACTCTTACGACGGAAGAGAGTGGATGGAAGATTTATCAACAGAACAATTAGCATTACTTAATGCTACTTCACACAACTTAGATAATACAATTTATGAAAACACGCAATTATTTATTGTAGGTTTTAATAAAGGTGAATTAAGTTTAGAAGATTTATTGGAAATGTTAAAACAAGCTGAAAGTGAAGAAGAATTTGAAGTTGCTATTTCTTTACGTGATGCTATAAACGCTATTAAAAATAATCTCGTATAACGTTGAGTATAACCGCTCGTTTTAATGGCGGTTATACATTGTTGTACACTGTATGGCGGTTAAATAGAAATGAACTTTAAAATAAGAACGAAAATGAGTAATAATATTTTTTTGAGCGGTGGCAAAATTGCTGACGTAGGAAGCAAAATAAACGTACTGTCTTTATTTGATGGTATGAGTTGCGGTCAAATAGCACTTGATAAATTAGGGATTGAAGTAGATAATTACTTCGCATCTGAAATTGATAAACATGCAATTAAAGTAACACAACACAATTACCCTGATACTATACAGATTGGCGATGTAACACAAGTAAAAGGTGCTGACTTACCAAAGATAGATTTATTGATAGGCGGAAGCCCTTGCCAAGGATTTAGTTTTGCTGGCAAACAACTAAACTTCGATGACCCAAGAAGCAAACTATTCTTTGAATTTGTTCGACTGCTGGAAGAAACAAAACCTAAATACTTTTTGCTTGAAAACGTACTAATGAAGAAAGAGTATGAGCAAATAATTACAGACCATTTAGGCGTTGAACCAATATTTATAAATAGTGCGTTGGTTTCTGCACAAAACAGAAAACGCCTTTACTGGACGAACATACCAAACGTAACTGAACCAAAAGACAAAGGTATAACCTGGGGCGATGTGAGAGAACGAGGGGTAAATACTCAAAGTTATTACTATACTGAAAAGGCGATGCAATGGCTGGCAAGAGTAAGCCAAAAGAAAATAAAACTTTAACGGTGCATTCTGACGATGACAAAATGCAAATGCTTGAAGCAAGCCACCATAAAAAATACAGCAATCAAAGATTTTTTGGAATAGTAGATTTACCCGAAAATGAACAAGCTATTGCAGCAATGCGAGGACGTTATTTAATTGATGGTAAAAGGCAAGACGGAAAGCAAAAAACAAAAGGCTTGACTAAACAGTACATTGAGTTTAGATATGACGGAAAAACAAATGCCTTGACCACCGTAACAAAAGATAATGTAGTAGTGCCTTTTACTTTACCAAATAGAATACCTGCTGATGAGTTTTTCTTTAGGTACATAACACCTTTGGAATGTGAAAGACTGCAAACTGTACCCGACAATTATACTTCTTGTGTAAGTAATACGCAACGATACAGAATGCTTGGGAATGGATGGACAGTTGATGTAATAGCACACATTTTTAACCAAATGGCTTTGCAAAAGCCAAAGAGCGAGGGAAGAAAAAATATTATTACGGCTGATATGCACGAAACTTTAATTAAAACTGTAACGTAGCCATATTGTGTATAACGGCACTTGGCTTGTGGTCAGGTGCGGAATTTGAAACACAAAACTTGAAAATATGATACGAAGATTATTTGAAAAACTAAAGCTGATTAAACCACGTCAGTCGCACTTGCCACAAACCAATGTTAGTGGCAGTTTTAAAGAGTGGTATTTAGAATTTCGTAGCGAAATGGCAAAGTCTTTTGGAGTTAATTACAGCATATCTATTGCAAGTTGGACTTATAGTGAAAATCATAAACATTTTTACGAAAAAGGTCTTACGCCAAAAGAAGCAGTGTTAGAATATGCATCGTCAAAAAATTGCCACTAACGAATCGGGTATTTGCGAAGTGCAGAATTAGAATAATTCAAACTTCCAAATAAACCCTAAACTTCAAACAAAGAAATAAACATTAAATATTAACCTAAGCCCTGCATTTTGCAAATACCTTGTTAGCGGTATGTATGGGCGGATTAAAAGCACAAACGATGAAAAAATACGAGATAATTTACGCAGATCCAGCTTGGCAATATAAAACCAAAGAAAGCCTTGCAAAAACAAGTATTTTGAATGGGAAACTTAACACCCATTATGAAACGATGACTATTGCCGAGCTGGGTGGGTTGCCATTGGAGAGCATTTCAGATAAAAACTCTATGCTGTTTATGTGGGTGGTCAGCCCGATGCTTGATGATGGTATTGAACTTATGAAAAAATGGGGCTTTAAATATAGCACAATAGCTTTTATTTGGCACAAACAAAGGGCTAATCCTGGACATTATACGATGAGCGAATGTGAAATATGTTTAGTTGGAAGGCGGGGTAAAATACCAACTCCAAGAGGTGCAAGAAATGTTCGCCAGTTTTTATCTGAAATGCGTGGGAAGCACTCTGCCAAACCAATTGAAATAAGAAAGAGAATTGAACTTATGTTTCCTACACAAACAAAATTAGAAATGTTTGCAAGGCAGAGTGCTGTGGGTTGGGATGCGTGGGGGAACGAGGTTGAAAACAGCATTGACCTTAGCCCATATTGCCGCTAACGGTCGGCTTTGCGATGGTGGGGAAATCGAAGCCGAAAAGTTGAATTTATTACTAATGTTTAATCAAGGTACGAATGTTGAATTTTGCAATAAAGCCCCACTATTGCAAAACCGATGTTATGTGCCGTTTTCACTAACTCTAAATTCTATTAATATGACACTATCACCATACGCCGCACCCGGCATAATCCAAGCAGGAACAAATCTAAGCATGAGCCTGATAGAAGAAAAAGTATCAGAAGCGTTCCAGCTAACAGTACATGAAGTACATAGCAAAAGCAGGGCTGGGAATAGGCCTCTCTGCCGGCAACTAACAACCCTGTTAGCATTAGAATTGCTGCACTTAACTTACCGGGAATTGGGGGCATTCTACGGAAACGACCACACAACCGCCATGCACTCGGTCCAGAAGGCTAAGGATAGAATTGATACAGAGCCGGAATTGGCGGAAAGGTACGAAAGGATTAAAATGAGAATACTTCTTTTGCCCTATGGTAAAAATTGACCCTATCAGCATACCCAGTAAGTCCACCATTGATTTTTTTAGTGATGGACTTAAATTTACCTTCATCTGCCAGTTCATTAAGTCCTCTTGACCACCAATACCAACATGCGGATGCAACAGCATACTCAGGCACTTCCAATAACTGTGGGGCATCGAGAAGCCGCAAATCATTGAACAAAGAAAGCGAGCAGGATTTATAATTATACCGCCCTGTGATTTGGATAAGCCCACGCCCTTTGAAAAATTTACCATCCCCTTGATGGATATTGCCTAAATCCTTTCTCCCCTCATATTGCGCCCC